CCGATCATGTGCGGCGGGATGCGGTAAAGCCGGGCAATCTCATCGAGCTGGAACTTCCGCGTCTCCAGGAACTGTGCTTCTTCCGGCGGGATGCCGATCTGCTGGTACTTCATGTAGAGTAGGCAAGTGCCGCCGTGCATTGTTTCCAATGTCGGTTTGCACATGCCTCTCCCCAAACCGTGCTTACACCTCTCGATGTACACGGCTTTCCATTTACGCTCTTACGAATGATGGATTTTCTTATGGCATTCTCTACAAACGACAAGTGTTTTCCTTTTTCTTGCAATCATCGCCATTTCCCATTGCTCTTTCCCTTTAAGATTTTTCATTCTGTTGATGTGATGGATTTCAAAGGAAATTCCGTCACCTTCCGCACCGCATAATTCGCATTTACAAGCCTTCAACCTGGCTTCAAGAGAATTTCTTGTGTTTAAATGAATATGGTTCTTTACCGTATCAATGTTTGGTTCTTCAAAGACTTTTCCCCGTTTGAAGTTAGAGAATTTCACAATCATCATGCGCTTTTTCTCTTTCATCGTTTCATAGGGAACGCCCCATGATTTACCGCACTTGAACATTCTCTTTATGCCTGATATTCTGGTTTTATGCTTCTTAGCAAGTGTTTTCAGGCAACTGTATTCCATTAGATAAACGAAATACGTCAGCTTTGAGAAATTACTGGCAATGCTGTAATAATTACAGATTCCACGAGTCTGCGAGTTATAGGTATCTACAATTTCAAGGTCTGTAAGACCTGCCATCGAGTTTCTTTGCCATGGAATGAGACTGCCGTCTTTACCTTGGATGACAATCTCACGGTCATACATAAACTTCTCAATCCGCTCCATAGGAATAAGCAATTCTACAGAGTTATTAAGCGTCCTTTGTACAACCCCGTTGGTTTTCCTTTTGGATTCCTGACATCTGCGCACGTTGATGTCATATCCGAGAAAATGAGCGTTGTCGGAACTGTGCGTGATTTTTGTTTTCTCGTCAGACAGTTCCAGTTTTAATTTTGTTGCGACAAACAACGTAAGCTCCTGCTTTATGCTCTCCGCATCTTCACGGCTTCCGCTGACACCAATAATAAAGTCATCGGCATAGCGTACATAGGCAATTTTCTTGTCGGAAGCGTCCTTGTATGGCAATCTGCGCTTTTCCACTTCAAGCTTATGAATCTGTTTTAGCAGTTCTTTCTTTTCTGCTTCATCATCGCAATCACCGTAACGCTTTCTCAGCTTGACAATCTCTCTTACCTTTTTACCGTATGCAGGTGTATAGGCATATTCAGCAGACGCATTGAATTCCTGTTGCATGGCTTCTACTTTCTTATCCAACTCATGCAGATATATATTCGCAAGAATCGGGGAAAGTATGCCGCCCTGCGGTGTTCCGCTGTATGTCTTGTGGTATTCCCAATTTTCCATGTAGCCTGCTTTCAGAAACTTTCCTATCAGATTTATGAACTTGCTATCCTTGATCTTCTCGGAAAGCAGATTCAGCAGAACCGCATGGTCAATGTTGTCAAAGCACCCTTTAATATCACCCTCGATAAACCACTTCGTACTGCGGAACGAACGACTGATTTCTTTCAGCGCCGTATGACAGCTTCTATTTGGTCTGAATCCGTGCGAATGGGCACTGAAAACAGGCTCATAGATTGCTTCAAGTATCTGCCGTATCGCATCCTGTACCAGTTTATCTCTGAATGACGGAATGCCCAATGGACGCATTTTCCCGTTGCGCTTAGGAATGTAGACACGTTTTACTGTTTTTGGCTCATAGGTCAGGTTTTTCAGTTCATCAATAATCTGATTCACATATTCCTTTCCAAAACCATCAGCCGTATCATTATCCACACCCTCAGTTCCTGCGCCCTTGTTTCCGTAAAGGTTCTTGTATGCGGTCATGTAGATATCCTCTCGCAAAAGATACCTATAGAGCCGCGTGTAGATACCGTCTGAATGCTCTTCAGAATTTCCGTACATTCGCTTTAAAATTTCAGATGTTGGCTTCATCGAGGTTTCTCCTCCCTTTCATCTTTCCTTTTAGAGTTGCATAAACTGCGTTCCTTCGCCATGTAAGAGCCATTAACTCTCTCAGACTACTACGAACGCTCCGTACCCATAGGCGGTATTCAAGTCCTATAGACTATAGCCTTTCGGCATCCGTCTTTAGGGTATCCCCAGTTAGCGTCATTGCTTGGTATGCTCGGATTGTCGGTTCCGCTTTAGACCCTTTAACACAGGTTCTCCTGCTCGTGCCGTGACATTTGCAATCATGCTGTCTTTGAAGGATGTAAAGACAGCCGGTCACGGAATGGGTAATAGGCTAATTTCCCAATTCCCCTCGGAAATGGACACTCAGGTCTCACGTTCAGTAGATAACTTAAACCTCATATCCGATTGTTGTTGCGGTTCAGTCGTACCTTATAGCCTTTGGGTAACTTACCGCTTTCCTGCCGTGCTATGTTCCCGTATCAGCTTTCGCATTGCGGTAAAGCAGGTCAACTCACCCATGATTGTGGGTGGTAGTACCAAACACTACTATCAATGACGCCCGTCTGGGCGCACGCCTTCTTCCAGCACAGCTACCTTGTGGGCATTGCCCGTCCCCCGGTAGACAGCATTCCACGAATCCCGGACTTTGGCCGGGTCCTTCAGAACGCCGGGATGTTCCAGCACCCCGCTGGGACTGGCTCCGTTGGCAAAGAAAGACGCACCGTATTCCTCGCAGGCCATGGTCATGCCCACGGCATTGCGGGCCATGGCAATGGGCGAATAGCCGACCAGGCCGTCAAAACCAAGGCCGGGGATATGCAGCACTTCTTCCTTCTGCAGGACCACCTGCCCGTATGGTTTGACATTCGGATTCTCATCACCCGTCTTGGTATACAGATAGAAAATCTGTCCCCGGTCATCCCGGCAGACGGTCATCTTGTCTGGACGCAGCGGATAGAGTCCCTGCACCCGTCCCAGGCGGTCCCGGATGATCTGGGCGTAAGCATTGCCCCAGATGAGCAGGTGGCTCATGAGCGTTTCCCGGAAGATGAACGAGGTCATCTCCGGGTTCGGTTCATCATGGAGCAGATGATACAGCGGATGGTCATAGACCCGCTCCTTACCGCCCGGCGTGTACCGGTACAGCTGTAGCGGCAGAGCTGCCAAGGTTTCCGCCAGGATGCGGACACAGGCATACACCGCCGTTGTCTGCATGGCCGTGAACTCGTTCACCATCTTGCCGCTGGTGGAAGGGCCGAACAGATAACGGAAATCCGTGCCGATGTAATAGTTCTGAGGCTTGTCCCGAGTATGGAACAGGCTGGATAAAAATGGGATATGCATGAAAACCTCCTGAAAAGGGATACTTAACCTAGTAATTGATAGTTTACAAACACGTTTTATTATTGGTAAACTATTTTCATAATAGTAAATCTCAGAAAGGAAATGAGCACTCATGGGCAGAATAACTATTGAAAAAAATACGGTGCAAGAAACATTAATCATTCCCCTCTATGCCAGGAAACTTGGCAATGAGCTCTTCCCTCACATTCTCCTAGACCCTTATGCGGATGACGTAATCAGACATCTGAATTACGATTTTTCTACGCTTGATAAAAAGAAAGGTTCTTTTGTTTGGAAGTTTGGTGCCTTAGAAGGTATTCTTCGAAGCAAAGCTATTCTTTATGAGATGCAAGACTATCTATCTTCCCATCCAGATGCGGCTGTTGTGAATATGGGATGCGGATTAGATCAGACCCCTCGCTTAGGAGATAACGGAAGAATGAATCTATACAATATCGACAGGAAAGACATTATTTCCATACGAAATTCTCTTCTTCCCCCTATTGGCCGAGAAATCAATATCGCGGCTGATTTAAATGATGATACTTGGACTCAATACATTCATGTATTTCAAGGAGTTTTCCTGTTTGCAGCCGGAGTGTTTATGTATCTCAGAGAAAAAGAGGTACATCAACTTATTCTGAGGCTAAAGGGTGCCTTTCCCCACGGTTGCCTCGTATTTGATACCATCGGCAGCTTCGGTATAAAGGTACTGATGAAGAGAACATTGAAAACACTGGGAATACATGGCATAAAGGGAATGTTCTACTGCAATAACCCACTTCATGACCTAAGATTGGACGACGACATTAAGGTATCTGTACGAAAATACCTGACAGGCTATGTAGACCTGAAAAAGGAAGGCATCTCTCCACTTTTAAGGGGAATGGCGTATCTTTTCGATTGGGTGTTCAGAATGAACATCTGCCAAATTACCTGGTAATAAAAATCAAAAAGCAATAACACCCCGTTCGTCATAGACACTGCCGCTGCCTATCCCGTTGCGGATGCAGCGGTCCAGTGCCATGATAGACGCCACGATTCCGTCGATTTTTTCGACGGATTTTTCTTTGTCCGGCTTGATGTTCCCCGCCGGGTCCTGCCGCATGACAACATTGCCCGCCATCCATTTGAGGACGGGATTGCCGCCATGGAGAATGTTCCCTTCCATCAGAAGCTTGAACAGCTCCTTCGACGGCGGCGACATATCCTTGAACCCCTGGCCGAACGGCACCATGGTAAAGCCCATGTCTTCCAGGTTCTGCACCATCTGGGTGGCGTTCCACCTGTCGTAAGCGATTTCCCGGATATTATAGGTTTCTCCTAAACGTTCGATGAACTTCTCGATGAAACCATAATGGATGACGTTCCCTTCCGTCGTCTGGATGAAGCCCTGCTTCTGCCAGACGTCGTATAGGACATGGTCCCGGCGGCACCGCAGTTCCAGCGTGTCTTCCGGCAGCCAGAAGAAAGGAAGCAGGATGTATTTCTCGTCATCGCTCCGTGGCGTGAAAGCCAGAACCAGGGCCGTGATATCCGACGTACTGGACAAGTCCAGCCCGCCGTAGCACATCCGTCCCCGCAGGAAGTCCCGGTCAATGGGAAGATTCCCCTTGTCGTAGACCTGTTCCGGTATCCAGCGGATGCTGGCCGAAGTCCAGATATTGAGCCGGAGCTGCTTGAACACGTTCTCTTCCGCCGGATTTTCGACGGCATTCCGATAGGCTTCCCGGACGCGGTCAATCTGTATGGTATGACCCAGAGACGGGTTCGCCTTGTACCAGTTCGCTTCATCCGTCCAGTCTTCCTCATGTTCCAGGCCATAGACCACGGGGTAAAAGGTGGCATCCTTCTTCCGGCCCGCCATCAGGTCCAGGGCCTTGGTATGCAGTTCGTAGCAGATGCTGTTCTTGTCATTGCCCGCTGTGGTGATGATGAAAAAGAGCGGCTGCTCCCTTGCATCACCGGAACCTTTGGTCAGGACATCGTAGAGCTTCCGGTTCGGCTGGGCGTGGATTTCATCAAAGACCAGGCCGGACACATTGAGCCCGTGCTTGGTTCCTGTTTCTGCCGACAGCACCTGGTAGAACCCGGCGTTGCGGTAATTGATGATTCGCTTCCCGGCCGACCGTATCTTGGAACGGCGCATCAGGGCCGGACTCATCTCGACCATCTGCCGTGCCACATCAAAGACAATGGAAGCCTGGTTGCGGTCACAGGCCGCACCATACACTTCGGCACTCGGCTCGTTATCGGCATAAAGAAGGTACAGGGCGATGGCTGCAGCCAGCTCGCTTTTCCCGTTCTTCTTTGGAATTTCTATATAGGCCGTCAGGAACTGCCGCTTCCCGTTTTTCTTGACGATGCCGAACAGGTCACGCACAATTTGTTCCTGCCAGGGCAATAAAAGGAAAGGCTTCCCGGCCCATTTTCCTTTGGTATGACAGAGATGCTCGATGAAAGCGACGGCACGGTCAGCCTTTTCTTCATCATAACGGGAATCCGGCAGCATGAACGCTGACGGCTTATATACAAACGCCAAACTTGTCACCCCCTTAGCAGCAGTTCCATTTCATCCGTTTCTGTTTCTGCCCCGTTTTCTTCCCCGATCTTGCGGCTCCGGGCAGACGGGGTCAGACCGAACTGCTCACAGAACTTCAGCATAATCTTGAGGTTCGTCTGAGCAATGGATACCTGCGGCACCTGCTGCAGGTACCCGTTCGGCGTCCGCACCATATCCCCATGCTGGGTGATGAACTCTTCGGCCCCTTTCCACCGGGCATACGCCTGGCAGTATCCGGCAAAGGCCATCATATCCAGATGGGTCAGCATCCCCATCTCAGCGAGGACTTTCCCCAGCCGCTTCCATTCTTTCTTGGCATCATCCTCCAGCCAGTCCGGGCAGCGAGGGAGCCGTCCCTTTGGCATGGGTTCCTTCTTATTGAGGGGACGATGGCCGGGATTGCCTTCCAGCACCTTGAGCGCCGTCGGCTTCGGTTTTCTTCCTCGTACAGCCAATGGCGCTCACCTCCCAATAAAAAAAGCCCTTGCGGGCTGTACGGCAGAGAAGGCCGCGGCTGCAGCCTTCTCCGATTTTCTTTTACCATTTCTAAAGAAAATTTATGCATTTTATTTTATGGCAAAGGACAGGGCCTTGCGGCCCCGTCTTCAGGATTCCCTTACTTCGTGCTTTTCAGGACATCGACCAGCCATCCGGCGCTTGGATGGGTTTCCCCGGTTGCTTTTTCAAGCACCTGGCGGTCTTCCTCGATATAATGAAGCCCCTTGCCGACTTTGATGAACCGGACATCTTCGTAGCCTTTTATATCGGTCCGGTAAACCCTTGCCGTGCGGCTTTCACCATCGTAGCTTTTGCCATCCCATCCGCCAAAAGTGAAGGTCACTTTTTCCTTGGCAGCCTTGAAATGGGCTTCAAAATCATTCCTTGTTATGGCTGTTTGGTATTCGCGAAGTTCGAAATGGTTGCGGAGTGCATCGATGTTTGTCATGGTAAAATCCTCGCTTTCGTGTGCTTTTCCTCTGGGGCTTGTCCCCTTTGTCATGTATATATATCACTCTGAACGCACATAATAGCAAGTCATTTATCCGATATTTATGCATCTTATTCGATGACTTCCCATTCATCGGCTCCGGGTACCAGCCCAAGACTGCTACCCGTATCCCACTGTACATGGATGGTTCCGGCATCATCGACGAACTGGACAGTGCCTTCAGTTCCCCTGGGCGGTGCCTGCCTGTCATCCATGGCGATAAGTCGCACCCGCGTCCCTTCCATCCGTTCCCGGCTGTGCCGCAGACCGGCCCGCAGGACGGACAGGTCGAAACCGAATTTGCGGTACTCCTGCTCCATGTTCTGGTAGTACCAGTCTTCCGGGATGCCGAACCGCCGGTCTTCGCGCATGATGTACACCAGACCGCAGACTGTACCGTCATCGGTTTCCATTTCCACTTCTTTTTTGTAGTAGAACCGCGGGAAGCCTTCATAGGCATCGAGCCGCCGTTCATCCGCCGAAGAAATGCGCCAGAAAACAACCGGCACGAAGGCATCTGCCTTTTTCTCGATAGTGGCGTAACATCCTGTCAGGGAACCTTTGAAGAGAAGTTCATATCCCCGGATCCGGCCCGTTCCCGCAAGAACGGCATCAGGACACCGTCTTGCCATCTGTATTTTACTCATGTTGCTGCCGTAGGCAATGTAGATTCTTTGTTTCATCGCTCTCATCCTTTCTGAAGGGAATGCCCTTCTACCACCCCAAGGGCAGCCGAAGCTGCCCGGAAGGCTATCCCCTTCAAGCGGCGGCATTGCGCCATGCGGAATTGCCTGTGAGGTGTTTGAGGAAGTGGAGCCGGCAGGTCTTGAATTCGTCGCCGATGAGCCCGAGACGGAGCATCCAGCACCGGAAAGCGTATTTCTCATTATCCGTTTCAGTCTTCCGGGCCGAGGCCTTCTTCTGCGTGAGGGCCTGATGGGCGACGGCTAGGCAGAACTGGATGTATGCCTTGATTTCCCCGGAGTGGAGCGTCCCGTTAAAAAGCCGGAACTCGACGGTCCCTTTGGTGAAGGTGGCATGCAGGTTCAGCCCGTGGTAGCGGGTGCTGTTGTAATGATGGTTCCGTCCGTAAGGTGCTTCCTGATACCAGAGGTCGGCGATGCCTTCCAGCGTATCCGGCTTTCTCCGATTGATGTCCTTCAGGAAGGTCGTGTTTGTCTTCCGGCAGTACCGGCTTTCCCGCGAAGGATTGATCTGGAGGGCGCGGTAAATCATGTCTTCCTTGCTCGCCATGATGTTCACCAGGTTCCGCAGGGTCTTTGCCGTGAACCGTTCGGCCCCGACATGGATGTGGATGCCGCAGGACTTGTTGGCAAAGGCCCCGGCCTTGCGGAGCGTCCGCACCAGCTCCTGCAGCTTCGTGATGTCTTCGTAGGAAAGAATGGGGCTGACCACTTCCGTGCGGTAGAAGCTGGAAGCATCCGTAATGTTTCCGTTCACCTTCTTCTGGGGAACCAGACTGGAATCGTTCATGGCTTTCCATTTCCGTCCCTGTTCATCCCTTGCGGTGTAGGTATCGTAGGCTCCGCCTTCGTGCCGGCTTTCCGTCCCGAAGAAGCTGGCCATGAGGCTGGCGGCCCGGCTTCTCGTGATCCCGGTCATTTCCATTTCGATGCCAAAGTGCAATGTTTTCATAATCATCTCTGTCCTTTTTATGTGTGCGTGTGTTCTTTCGGTACACTATATATCACTCTAAAGGCACACAATAGCAAGTTATTTTGAGAATAATTATGAATTAAATTGAAGGTTTATAGGTTCTGATGCCGGCGTTCCTTCTGCTTTCTGGCATGGGCCATGGCCTCTTCTTCCGTGCGGAAAGCACTCCATCCGTTCAGGTCTTTCAGCAGGGCCATGCGCGATTCGTGGCTGGCCCTGGTTCCCATGCCGATGCGCAGGAGCCACATCCGCAGGTAGTATTTCTCGTTTTCCGGCTTCCGTGTGGCAGGCTGGACCCGTTTCGCCTTTTTCGCCGCACTGACAATGAAAGCCGCCAGTTCAATCAGGGCGCGGTTCTTTACGGCATTGCCGGTCGCGGAGAAGTAGAATGTCACCGTGTCTGCGGCAATCAGGAACCCCCGCCCTTCTTTTCCGTAGTTCTGATAGATGGCAAAGAAGGAAGTCCGGTCTGTACCGGGTTCTTCTTTCAGGTCTTCCACCAGCCTGTCCGGCACATGGAT